CTTCGATGAAAAGATCGCCACGCTGGATGGTTGGAACAAAGCTGTCTGATACGTTTTCGCCAGTGATACCGCCAGTTGCAGCAGTTGTCATAACGCCAGAACGCCATGCAAAATCAGGAACATACACACCCTGAGATGCTTTGCCTGTGCGACGCTCGATTTCTTGGTGCATTTCGCGCTCGAAACCAGCTTCCGACCAATCGCCACGAACCTGTGCTTGAACCATACGGCCCAAAGAATACTGGCGCTTTTCTGCTGGCTTGGCTTCGACTGCTGCTGGATTTACATCAAGAGGCTTGCTCTCAAGTGCGTCCAACAACTCACCCCGGAATTGCTCGACAGAGATGCCGCGCTCCAGAGCTTTGTCACCAAGATCTGCTTTGTTGTGACGGCGAGCGAGTTTCATTATCTCGCTTGCGTTGCGATGAGCGACCTGAGCAGCCTCAGCCCGTACCTCATCGAGATTTACTTCATCAGCCATTTTGGCCTCCTTTACTTCGATGGTTTGGTTTAAGGGTTGCGGAGCCGACCGCCCTACCCCGACATTTTGACTTCTGTCAGCGGGTATTGAAACGATTGAAATCTCCATTGGAGTTGTCCGAACCCGATAGATCTCCTCGGAATCGTCTTTCTCCTCGATCCGCCCGTCAATACGATATCCGACTGAGATATTTTGCCGAATTCCGTCGAGCACGTCAGTAAACACTTCTGAAGAAAGTGACGATCTTCCGAACCTCACTGTAGCGCGAAGACGACGCGCACCTTCATCCAAGTCTACCGATTCCACAACGCCGATTTGTCGCTCCATATCATGATCGAGTAGGAGCGGCGCACGACCACTATTTAAAAATGAAAGATCCATTGATCCGGCGCGATGGTCGATTACTTCCATACCAAAGCTGCGCTCAACAGGCTCTTCACTAGAAACCCCAAGTCTGACAGTCCGGCGTTCTTCATCGATCACTCCAGGCTCAAAATGGAATGAACGCTGTTCGAGGTTGGATCGATCAAAGCGCTCTACCTCTTCCTCTTCACGCTCTACTGTCGCTGCTTCAAATTCTATTGGTTCCAATTCATGTTCCTCCAGCCATTCTCGCGCTTCGCCTTCGCTAAACACATCAGCATCAAATCGAACCGCTTGAAGCTCACTTTCACCCTCTTTTATTCCATAGATGAAATCTACGCCAGTGGCGGCATTCTCTCTAGCGAACTCATCGTATTGAGCCGGATCAGTTATTCGAGCGGCGTGTTCATTTGGATAAGGTCTTGCCTCTTCTTGCATATAACCTCGCTCCTCTTCATCTATGTTCTTCATGCGTTCAACGCGAGCATTTGCCCAGGATTGGCCAGAATTACCACCCCATAAAGCCCAAGCAATTCGCCCAGCACTGGGGTAGCCATCTTCACCAGGAGAATAACCTTCGCCCTGCTTATCAACTTCATGCCTAGCAAAATAGGAAGCCATTCGCTTCACTGTCTCTGGTGATAACTCTTGGCGATTCACTAATTGACGCGCTCTAGCAACGCCAACAGCAGTTCCACCTCGACCAAATTCAGATCGCCAATCTAGGCCACGTTGTGCCTCTTCAGCCATCGCCTCAGTTGGTTTGGTATCGATATCGATGCCTTTATACGTTGCCATCATCGCCCCCATCAGTCATGGCCGGAGCTTTAGGAGCGCCGAAAGGCTCGAAGGTCATATTTAAACCAAATTGAGCGGCAAGTTCCTTATCTCTGCTAATCTGGCTGAATGTTTCTTCAACATCTCTACCATAATGACCAGCAACATCTTGCATCGATAAAATTCCATTCTGCAGACCAACGACTGCAGCGTTCATCTCTTTGAGAGGATCGACCCAATTCCATCCACGGCCTCGGAACATTGCATTATCTGCAAACTTGTCGAGCTTGGTTGCTGGGATTGGAATGGCTCCAAAGTCCATCGCAGTTAGTAACCACTCTCTAAATACAGGCTCGACAAAATGCTCGATCATAAATTGTTGTAATGCACGATAGCCATCGCGCTCATCCAAAGCACCTTGTCGGATCGATGAGTAATTGACGCTCGATAGATCGTTCGATAGCGCTGCATAGCTAACACCAAGACCAGAGGCGATACCTCGAAGCATTGCTGACTCAAATTCACCGAAGCCAACATTAGGATGTTTAGGATCGAACATCTCGAGACCATACCCGGCAGGCAGAGCGTGCCAAGATCCAGGCTGGGTATCTATGACAGGCTCGTAGTTACCGTTCCCATAACTATCATCTCCGACATATTCATCACCGCCCGGCGAAGTTATGATACCCATCTTCGATGCACTAATTCTAGCAGCAATCAATTCGGCTTCTCTAAATGCCATCAGTTGTTTCATCGCTGACAATGCTGGTGTCATAAATGGCTCGCCGCGTGTTTGATGCGATCTACTTGGCATATAAATGTGAAGGATTTCTTCAGCCGGGACTCGAACATGACGCTGCTGGTGGTTGGTGAAATAACGATCACCAGGATGAGCGGTTAGCACCCAATAAGCGACGATCCGATGAGAGCGGTTCATTTCCACACCCATCCGAATATGACCACCATTGTCGAGCGTTTCGTTCTTCTTTTCGTCGATCAAATCCGCTTCGAGAAGCTGTAACGCAAAACCATCACGATATTGCTTGCCTCGAACCTTACGAACAAAGCACTCGCCATCTCTGGCCATCGTTTCGATAACGTGACGCTGTAGATCGAGCCATGACATTTTTCCATCGATGGTTGGGTTTCCTAATCTACCCCAAGCACGAAAAGCGTTCTCTATGATTGTATTGCCAGCTTGATCTAGCGAACCATCAGAATTACGAGCCTTAACTTGCAGATGAAAACCTCGATCACCAACCACGTTAGTCTTTAGAAGTTGCATATAGCGTCGAGCATATTCGTTATCGCGTACTAATTCTCGACTGCGATTACGTAGTGTTTCTAATGTGAATCTTAATTCACTATCGGCACTGTTGCTCGATCCACCAAAATCACCAAAAAGCCGACCACCTCTAGCTCCGGCATATGAACGTCTTCTTAGCTTTGTCTCTTCTTTTCGGCGAAACCGATCCCAAAAGGCCATATCTAAAACCTCGCCACGATTGTTGCGCCAGTTGGCAAGCCTCGACGAATGCGCTCTTTGCGCCGCTCCATCAATAATTCGCGCTTGTAATAATCACGCCACTGGACAAGCTCTGTTGGAGCCATCTTCGACAGTGATCGACCATTGATCGAATAGCTTAAAACATCAGCATCAGCCCGACCTTGCAGAACTGTCTCAATCTTATCGAGCATAATCTCTGCATGGCTTCGAGGGTCGCTTTGATTGACATCGAGATCAACGATTGCAGTAAAGTCGCCTCGATCAATTACTATCCGCTCGCTATCGCTATCTCTAACGATCTCAAGTTGCCAATGATAATAGCCTGGAGTGAAAGCAGCACTATCGACGCTGGAAACTGTAAACAAATAATCGTCGTTATATGCAGTACCAGTTAGCGTTATTTCACTAGCACCGCCACCAGTGATCCGAGCAACATATGTCGCAGTGTATAAACTATTGTCATAATCAGTGCCGATATCAGTTCTACGCCACTGGATGCGATCACCCACTACTATTTCGATAGGTTCCGTTGTTGGAGAATTTGCTGGATCGAATAAATTTGCCACCCACTACCTCCAACTAGTTGCAAAGTTGCGTCGCACTCTTGGCACAACCCGCTCGGTTTGTTGCTGCGGTGGCTTCTCCCTTGCCTCCGCTTCTTTCTGCGATAGCGCTTTCATGTTTATGTTTGCAATCGCAAAAGCTGCTAATGCATACACTCTTAAATCCAGCGCTTCATTCCTGGCCCTTGTCTTTTTCCACTCGCGCTTTCTAAAACCCTTCGAGAACTTAGTAACGATTTGCTCTGCCGTTAATTGCTCAAAATACTCATCGTCATAACGCGCTGGAAAATGACAATACCCAGGTCCAGGGATGTTAATCTTTAAACGCGCGTATATCAACTCTTTCGCAGTGTCAACTCCAACGGGGAAAAGTCTGATCTTTCCAATATTGTTTCTAGCGGGTCTTCCGACAATCGGTTTACTCTCTCCGGCAATACCCTTAACCGCAAATATTCCGCGCCTTTCACGGGGTCTAACAAAGTCATAAACCGCTTGTGTGTAATGACCGCCACTGTCGATTGCAGCGCATCTAATATTTAAAAGTTTTCCATCATCACGCTCGAACTTCTGTCCTAAGTATAAATCTAAATCTCTCCAAATTTGCGGAGCGCTAGGGTCGCCATAAATGATATGGTGATCGATGCTCCACGTTTCAGCCTCATTGACGCCATGACCTAAAACCTCAATCTCTAATCTGTCGTTCTGCGTATCGATGCCAGCAGTTAGCATTAAAACATCGTTTGGAACGCCATCGTAATCTTCGCCGCGACCAGGGATTTCGTCATCCTTAACCCCTTCACCTTGCTCCTCCCACGTCTCACCGAGAAAGGTATTAATCCACACCCTCAAAGTCTCTGGCATTTTCTTAGCTTCGAGAAAGTCTCTAGCAGCGTCACCCAATGCAATCCAGGGTGAATACAGGCCACTCAGTCTAAATCCGGCGGTTGTGTTTCCAGGCTTGTCAGCGATCCATTCACCTCTTGAGATAGCTTTGTATCGAGCCGCATCATGCCAAGTTGAGCCGCAACATT